AAAGATTATTTAGCACAGACGTTGATCAGGGAATAACCCGTTATTTCCATTACGACGAAGAGACAGACAAGGCGACGATTCAGACACAGCAAGATGTGACTGCTGTCATTGAGGAAAATAAACAAGATTACGCACAGGTTGATGAGCGTGCTCGCTGGAGTGAGTGGAACAAAGTTGCCAGCATCCCTATGTCTATTTACTTTCAGCTCAAGGCTGAAGGAAAGCTAGATGACCAAGCGTATATGAAGCGCTGGTTAAATGATCCCGAAAACAAATACTTCAGAACAAGATCAGGACAAGTATGACCCAAAACTACATTGCGGTATGCACACCAGCGCGTGACATGGTTCACGCTAACTTCACCTTCTGTATGGTGAACATGGTGGCATATCACACGATCAACACAACTGATGCGGTGTCCTTGAAAATTATGCAAGGCACTCTCATTCAGAACCAGCGTGCTGATCTGTGTCTAGACGCAATGAGAGAGGGCTGCACCCATGTGCTATTTATTGACTCCGATATGACTTTCCCGCAAGACATGATCGAGAGACTTCTTGTGCATGACTTAGATATTGTGGCAACGAACTGTGCAAGGCGCAGGATGCCGACAGGTCCAACTGCACAGCGCTACGGTGAGAATGGCGAGAGAGAACTCATCTACACAATGCCAGACTCCACAGGAATCGAGGAAGTTGGCTCAATCGGTATGGGCGTGATGCTGATCAAACGCAATGTTTTTGAGGCGTTAACTGAACCTTGGTTCGAGACTCCTTGGCGTACCGATAAGCGTGGCTATATTGGCGAGGATGTTTTCTTCTGCCGTAAAGCACAGGCTGCTGGCTTTAAAATCTACATAGACCATGATGTGTCCAAAGAGATCGGACACATTGGGACATTTGAATTCAAGCACGATCATACTTGGGTGATGCGCGACTTGGAGAAAGCACAAAAGGCTGAAAATGGCGCTCACAACCTATGCTGAACTGAAGACCTCGGTCGGGGACTGGCTTAATCGCACAGACCTGACGACTGCCATTCCTGACTTTATTAGTCTGGCAGAGGCTCAGATCGAGAGAAACTTGCGCACCAGACAGATGATCGTGCGTGCTACCGCATCAATCACTACCGACTACTCGGCAGTACCTGCTGACTTCTTGGAAGTCAAGTCTTTCAAGCTCGACACCAATCCCGTCACACCATTGGGTTTTGAGACTATTGACTCAATGGACACTCTGGCGGTTGTATACACCACATCAACTAAACCTATATTTTTTACCGTTGTGGGTGAGCAGTTTCGCTACCTTCCAGTACCAGATGCTGCCTACACAGGCGAGTTGATCTATTACGCAAAGTTGAGTAAGTTATCAACTAGCAACACAACAAACTGGTTACTGACTTCTGCTCCCGATGTTTACTTGTATGGTGCTCTCATGCAAGCAGCACCGTACCTGCAAGATGATGCGAGAATTGCTGTATGGGCATCGATGTACCGAGCTGGTCTTGAAGAAGTAACGAAAGCAGATGATCGTAGCTCTTCAACTGGCGGTGCTTTGATTGCACGCGCAAGGACTTTGGGATAACAGATGCTAGTGAACACAACAAAAGGCGAGATGGATGTCTCCTTGCTAGAGAAGCGAGAAGGCTCAATCGATACCGACAACGAGACGACGAACTGGGTGGAATATTGGCTAGAAGGCGAGCTTGTGCATCGCTCAGTCCATATGACCTTAAAACGAAATGTGACTGGTGAAGCAGTCGCTCAATCTTTAAGTTAAGGAAATTTATGGCTAACACGCAAGCAATGTGTACAAGTTTCAAGGTTGATTTGCTCAACGCTGTACACGCATTTTCTACTAGCGTACCAGCTCACACCGCATCGACTGCCGACACCTTCAAGGCTGCCTTGTACTTGGCATCTGCCACGGTTAACGCAACGACAACTGCCTATTCTGCAACTGGTGAGGTGACAGGCACTAACTACACGGCTGGCGGTGCTACGGTGACATTTGGCACAGCGCCAAGCTCTACCAGCACGACGGCATTTGTGACTCCAAGCGCCAATATTACATATACAAATGTGACATTAACAACTGCCTTTGATGCCGTCTTGATTTACAACTCAAGCCAGTCAAACAAGGCTGTTAGTGTTCATACATTTGGTAGCCAAACGATTACTGCTGGAACATTTACCTTAACCATGCCGACGAATGACTCAAGCACAGGCTTGATCAGACTCGCTTAGTAGGGAGGCAGCAAGATGGCTGCTTATGGCTCTGGCAGATATGGCTACGGGGCATGGGGCTTTGGAGACAATCCAAGCGCTGTACTCACAGGAAATGCGTCAACTCTTAATGTTGGAACGCTTCTAGTAAACATATCAGAGCAAGAAGACGGCAATATTGCCACAGGTAATGTTGGCTCGGTCGGCATCTCAAGAACCATTGCGATAACTGGTAATTCGTCAACCTTATCGCTTGGAACGATATTTTTAGGCGAGAGAAGTTTTGCCGTTACAGGTAACGATTTAACACTATCCATTGGCAGCGTTACAAACGGCATAAGTATTGAGATAATTGGCAATGAGATAACCTGCTCGGTCGGGACAATGATTGGTTTTGGCTGGAGCACTATCCCAGACACGGCAGAGACTTGGACGGCAGAGGCAGATACGCCAGAGACTTGGACAGAAATATCAGACAATTCAGAAACATGGACGCAAGTCCCAGCATGAAGGTGAAATATGGCAGATACCACAACAACGAACCTATTACTTACTAAGCCCGAAGTAGGTGCGTCCACAGACACATGGGGTACGAAGATCAATACCGATCTGGACTCGGTTGATGCAATCTTTGCAGCAGCAGGTACTGGAACATCGGTAGGTCTTAATGTTGGTAGCGGTAAGAAGCTCAAGCTGGTTGGCGATGTCATTGACACTAATGGCAATGAGCTGCTAAAGGTAACTGCAACAACATCGGCAGTCAATGAAGTAACTCTTGCAAATGCTGCAACTGGAGTTGCTCCAACATTAACTGCATCTGGTGGGGATACCAATATCGGCTTCAAGTTAGTCGCAAAGGGTACTGGTGAGATAACAGCCAAGGTTGACGGCTATGATGTATTCAATGCGTCCAGCAATTTCGGCTTTAAGAACCGCATCATAAATGGTGCGATGGTGATTGACCAGCGTAATGCGGGGGCTAGTTTAACCCCTACAAATGGTGCTTATTCTCTTGATCGTTGGCAATTAAATCTAACTCAAGCATCTAAATTTACAGTTCAACAATCATCTACTGTGCCAAATGGGTTTGGAAATTCTTTAAAAATAACATCATCATCTGCATACAGTGTTGTTTCAACTGATTATTTTGCTTTGTTGCAATGCATAGAAGCGCAAAACATTACTGATTTTTCTTTTGGGACAGCAAACGCTAAAACAGTAACTTTATCTTTTTGGGTTTATTCTTCTTTAACAGGAACTTTTGGTGGTTCTGCAAGAAATTACAACGCAGACCGCTCTTATCCATTTTCGTACAGTATTTCTTCTGCAAATACATGGGAACAAAAAACAGTAACATTTACTGGAGATACAACAGGTACATGGAACACAACAGGGAATTCTGGTGGATTGTTTATTATTTTTAGTCTTGGGGCGGGGTCTACTTTAAGTGGAACAGTAAACGCATGGCAAGCGGGTAACTATGTTCAACCAACAGGCGCAACAAGCGTAGTCGGCACAAATGGCGCAACCTTCTACATCACAGGCGTACAACTAGAAAAAGGCAGTACCGCAACATCTTTTGATTACAGACCTTATGGTACTGAGTTAGGGCTTGCACAGAGGTATTTTATTTCTATCGGTAGTGGTGCTATTGGCGCTAATAATGGTAGTAATCAATTAACTGTTTCTTATGCAATGCCTGTTGATATGCGAGTAGTTCCTTCTGTTATTCAGTCAGGGACAATAACTGTATACGGTCCATCATTCGCTGACTACAACACATCTACGCCAGTATCAGAATCAGGTTCTTCTAAAAGGCAATCAATCATTGCATTTACTGGTGCATCTGGAGGTAGTGCTGGCATAGCGTCACGAACATACGGAACTGGCGTTTTATTGTTTAATTCGGAGTTATAAATGGTTACTTACAAACTTACAAAAGATGATAAAGGTAATTCAACTAATTCTGTCTTGCGTTCAGATGGATGGAGCATCCCATTTGACCCAGATAACACAGACTACCAAGCCTATTTAAAGTGGGTGGCTGAAGGCAACACGCCAGAGCCTGCGGATACACCAGCATGACCACAGAGCACACAACTGAGACGGCTACTGCAATCGTCGCCAAGGTAGCACCGCCAGTAGGCGTGTCTCTGGCAACTGTCGCTGGCTATCAGGTCAGCGAAGTCTTGATCTGGGCGACTCTGATCTACACCGTCTTGATGATCTGCCACAAGCTGTACCAGATTTATAAAGACATAAAGAAGTGATGTGTTT